AGATTAAGATTCTTTCTGTTAATATCTCCGCCTGATTCTTTACGCATGTTAATAAACTCTTCAATCTCTGGATGACTTATATCCATATAAGCTGCATAGCTTCCTCGTCTTGTAGTGCCTTGATTAAAGGCTAACATTTGAGAGTCTACAACATGGATGAAAGGAATGCTTCCAGTAGAACGACTGCCATGAGTAGTTGAAATACCATTGCTCCTAATATCGCCCCAATATCCACCGATGCCTCCACCTGAACTAGCGAGCCATATGTTTTCATCGTAATGAGCAGATAAACCACCCCTACTGTCAGGAACATAATTAAGGAAACAACTGATAGGAAGCCCACGACTTGTACCCCCGTTACTAAGTATAGGAGTGCTAAACATGAACCAACGAGAGGAACTGTAGTTATAAAGTCTTTGAGCCAGTTCAAAATCTGTTTCCCCTTTGTAGGTTGCTCCGAAGACGGAGGCTCTTGCAAATGCTTCTTGGGCATGTGTTTCTCCTTCCCAAAAATATCTATCTTTGAGTGTGTCTAAACTAAATTTATCAAATGTTTTTTCTTTATTATAGTTTATTTCAATTCCTAAGTAAGGCTTAGTTCCTATTTTATCTTCAACCATTATCTTGTTCCTTGTTGTTTACGTAAATAGCTATTATAGCATAATGTATAATTTTATACAAGTCTAAATTATTCTTTCCGTCTTTCTTTCCAAACCTCATAGCATACTTCATAATGTTTCCAAGACAGAATCCTTCCCCATATCCTGAATCAATTATCATATCTGTTGCTTGGTACTTACCATTAGCATAGTGTTGGTCATACGTATTACCTACGTAAGCTTTTAGTTCATTTAATATTTTATCTTCGTTGAATTTATAATTCACTGCTTCTCCACTCCTTTGGTAAACTCTCTTCGTTATACCATGTAAAATTATTTTTTTCTGCCCATTCAGCATGAGTTCTTTTAGTTCCGTCTTTTCTTTTCTTTGCTTGAGGCATAGGTGCAAAAGGTTTTTGAAATAAAAATACTAATTCATAGTCTTCAGGCAAAGCCTCCCTTATATGTATGTACTTACTAAACTCTGCGTAATCCCAAAACCTACCTTTAGCTTCAATTAAAATAGTTTTATTATTTATTATTTTAACAAAGTCAGGCTCATACTTATGTTTAACAATATAGTCTATGTTATCCCAATGATGTTTCCAATCTTTAAGAAGAGTTTGATGTATTTCATATTCCCAAATACTATCATACCCTTTAGGTACTCCAGTCTTTTTAGGTCTAGGTTTTCTCGGTACTCTTTTAGGCATTGTCAATAGAAGAATCGTAGTTCTTAACTAGCTTCCAATATGTTAGTATACTATTAAACATACCTAAATGTCTTTCATGAGATTCTTCATCCCATATATGACAAAGTATTAATCCTGTATCAGCCCTGTCTACAAAGATAGAAACTCTCTGTGGATTATCAAAGCCGCAACCCTGTGCATAAGCAGACAACTGCATACCATGTTCATCATACACTAATTTAGCAGGGTCTTTACCAAAGAGATTATCTTTAGTTTTAAAGTCAACAAAGATTCCAGACTTAGAATATAAATCTATCTTACCACCATAACCTGAATCAGCACAAAACGAATCTTCTGCAATCCATTCTTCATCAGGAAAGTTATCATCTAACCAAGCTTTAATAAGTTTGTAAGGTTTTGTTTGACCTAAACCTAAGAAACCTTTTTCAATTTGATAGTGTATTTTAGTGCCTTGTTTGGCAGCTTCCATACCTATCTTCTTAGAATCATGTTTACATCTGTAAGAAAAAGAGTCAAGAGATTCTCCCTCGTATCTCTCTAAAGTAAGAGCCGAGTTAAGTGCTTGATTTATTTTCCAGTTTTCTAATGAAGGTTTAGCTATCATACCTAGTATGGTAGTGACAGAAGGAACTAAGTTTTCTTTCTTAGCATCTCTAAGAGTTGTGTTCCTTTCTTTACCATTAGCACCGATGATAGTATACATTGGTTCACCCTCTTGAGTATACCAATGTCCTGACTCAGACGTAAATTTATTATAGCTATCTAATTCAGTTTTGTCAATATCTTTTTTATTTTTCACGATGATTTACCCACCTTAATTTTCTTGTTTCAGGAATGAATAGTAAAAACCCTACACCTGCTTCTACTTGTTCCGGAGTTCTTGTTGATTTTGATTGCCAATGTGCTTTTTGATTAGTTCTTTTTCTCAACCCTGCAGTTTTAACATCTACTAATTTAATGTTTCCTTCAGGGTCTCTGACTACTAAGTCAATAAAACCATCACATCCACAGTTTCTAAAGACTTCATATCCATTATCCCATAACCAAGTTACAGCATAATATTCTGCTAAGTCTCCTTTTCTACTGGATGATTTTTCTTTAATGAGTTTCATACCAATTCTCTCCTATTTTATATTCTCCTGTTAGAGGACAACGCATGTTAAAGTGTTGGCTTGCTTTCTCAATAGCTTCAACTCCTAGTTGTCCTACAAATTCAGCTTGAGATTCTTTTACTTGTATCTGCCACTCGTCATGAATGTTAGCTACAAACTTAGCATCAAGCGTATTTAAGTTTATAAGTTCTTGTAATATACACATGGCTTTCTTCATAACTATAGCACCACCACCTTGTAATAAAGTATTAAGTGCAGCGTGTTGGCTACGTACATATATCTTACGACCATCTAATCCTTTAAGGAATCCTCGTTCAGATGCTTTTTGTACTTTATCTTTTAAAGTTCTAAGTGACGGTAAGTTTTTGAAAAAAGTTTGTTTAAGTTCTTTACCTTTTTTTAATCCACCACCTGCAACTGAACCTATTTTAGCATCACCTGCTCCATAAACTAATGCATATATAAATGTCTTAGCTTGGTCTCTTGTTTTAAGACCTGCAAGATTTTGATTAGTAGTATGTATATCACCATTGATAACTTCTTCAATATAATCAGAATCATCCATGTAATGTGCTAACATTCTAAGTTCTAGTCCACTAGCATCTACACCTACAAGTTTATATCCATCAGGTATAGTCCAACATGAACGACACTCTTTACCATATGGACTACCTGCATTAGGTACTTGTGCCATGTTAGGATTTCTATGTGTCATTCTCCCTGTAATAGTACCATTAGGTATTACGCTACCATGAACTCTATCATCTTTGAGTTCATCTATCCAAGATGTAACTTGTGCTATACGTTTTTGATATAGTAAAAAATCTGCAATTAACTTAGCTTCTCTTATATGTTTAATTTTTTTGAGAGTGCCTTCATCTACAATAGGTTGACCTGTTGGTGTAAATCTTTCAGGCTTCCAACCAAAGTCAATAAGATATTCCCCTATTTGTTATACATCTATTGTATTCATCATCAGTAAGACCACGCTTAGATAGTTCACCATCTTTCTTTATGTAAGGTGTAACCAATTTATCATCAACCCACTTAGGTTTAAATGTTCTATGCACTTCATCTTCTACATCAAGTTGTTTAGCTTTTAATTCAGCAAGAAGTTCCATAGCTTGTTGAGTGTTAAAAAAGAAACCAGTCTTTTCTTGCTCTTTCATTATCTTAGCTACACAATGTTCTAAATCTATACATTCTTTACTAAATATTTTACCTTCATTAATAAGATAATTATACACAGCTTCATTTAGTTTAACATCTTGAATACAATACTCTAACATTTCAGGAGTATAAGAATCAAAGTCTTTAGGTTGTTCTTGTTTCAAACAACCAACACGCCAACCCCAAGCTTTTAAACTGTGTCCGTTCTCACGAACAGGATTAAATAGTCTTGACATAACAAGTGTATCTTCTATCTTACAAGCAAACTTAGCACCGTAAAGTTTTTCTAGTACAGGTATATCATAACCTATAATGTTATGACCTATAAGTGTGCCAGCTTCTTGTAAAAATTTAATACCTTCTTTTATTTGTGTGTTATCAAATGTATGTGAGACACCATTTAATTCTTTAGCTACAATACACCATACATTATTAGGATTTAATCCATCAGCTTCTATGTCAAATATTATTTTAGAATTGTTCATTGTCAAATGTTTCCTCCTCTGATACTTCAAACAATCTACCTGTATCAGTATTATATCGGAGACCACAAGCTAATCCTGTGTCCCCCGTATATCTAGACTTTAATACCCTTACTTTTGTGGTATTAGCTTCTTCAGGATTAGTTGCCTGTTGATTTCTTTCTAGTGCAATTACACAATCAGATAACTGTGCTATACCTTGTGAGCCTTTAAGGTGTGACAAGGATACTTCAATACCTTGCTCATGTCCTTTATCACCTGATGCTCTACGTAAATGAGATACTAATATCATGCCTACTCCAGTCTCTTCTACAAGACTGCGTAATTTATTCATAAGCATATCAATACCACGTCTTTCATCACCTTCATGAAGAACATTGACAAGCATATGTAAGTGGTCAACCACGACCCATTTACATTCACATCCTACAATAATATATCTAAGCTTAGCAAAGATATCATCAATGTCAGTAGCACCTAAATGAGAAT